TTGCGCCGTATCCAAGACGCTGGCGGCGGGGTTAACACGATGGACGTACCCTTTCGCTTCCTGAACTGCATGGTTGCGGGTTTGGCGTTTATGCTCGCTATGAAGGTGCCCGGCGGTATGGATCGCTTGATGGTATTAAAGCAGCAGTACGACGAGGCATGGGAGTTGGCCGCAACAGAGGACCGTGATAAGTCATCTATCCGCTTTGTGCCGCGCTACATGTCTATTGGGTAAGTATGAGCAGTAAGTTCGCGTCAGGTAAGCATGCCATATCGGAATGTGACCAGTGTGGGCAGCAGTACAAGCTAAAGGCGCTTAAAGAGCTTATTGTCCGCACGCGAAAAACAAACGTGATGGTATGCCCAACCTGTTGGGACGTCGATCATCCACAGAACATGCAGGGTATGTATCCTGTAGAAGACCCGCAAGCGCTGCGCAACCCCCGGACCGATAAGTCGAGGGCGTTTACGGGGGGAGACTACAGCTCACGCGGTATTCAGTGGGGCTGGAACCCAGTTGGTGGGGCTCGCATTTTTGACGATGTGTTAACGCCAAACGACTTGGTCGCTCTGGGTAATACTGGTACAGTTACGGTAACAATTAGCTAAGGAGCTAGACATGACAACATACAACCAGCCTAAAAAGGCACCTCAATCTGCGACGCTAGTAGAGGGCGACCCCGTTAAGCACATGAAGAGCATTAACACGTCCATTGCAAACATCCACAGTAACCCGTATCCCGGCGTTAAAACTTCGGGTATTAAAATCCGCGGTACAGGCGCGGCTATTAAAGGGCTGATGGCACGGGGCCCGATGGCATGAAGACTATCGTCGAAGCTCGCGAAGTCAATTTTGAGGTTGTCGAGCCTAAACACGAGATCGACGTGGTGTGTTCACACTGCCAAGACCCCGTTAGCCAAGCTGAGAAGGCTTCAGGCACCTGCACAAACTGCGGTGAAGACTGGGCCCCTAAGCAAAGCGTTAAGATTTGGGCCACATCTGTCCCTTGGGCTAGTGGTGGGGTAATGTAATGAACTATTCAGAGTTGTCAGCCGCCATTCAGGATTACACGGAGAACTACGAGTCGTCGTTTGTAGCAAACATCTCTACGTTTGTGAAACAGGCAGAGCAGCGGATTTACAACTTTATTCAGTTCCCCTCGCTGCGTAAAAACGTTACGGGTACGGCTACTATTGGGAACCAGTACCTTGAGTGCCCCACGGACTTCCTCGCTAACCACTCGTTGGCGGTGATTGACGGAAGCGGCAACTACGAGTACCTGATCAATAAAGACACAAACTTTATCCGTCAGGCGTACCCCAACCCCACTTCTACGGGGATACCCAAGTACTACGCCATCTTTGGCCCGCAGTCAGGTGACGCCAACGAGTTGACTTTTATTCTGGGCCCGACTCCAGATACCAACTACGAGGTAGAGATGCATTATTTCTACTACCCACAATCGATTGTGGATTCTGAGACGTCATGGTTGGGCGACAATTTTGATACGGTACTTCTTTACGGCTCGCTTGTAGAGGCATACACATTCATGAAGGGTGAGGCGGACTTGCTAGCACTGTACAACACCAAGTACAATGAGGCATTACAACTTGCTAAACGGCTTGGGGATGGGCTTGAACGTCAAGACTCTTATCGCTCAGGACAAGTACGGATACCCGTAATTTAAATTTTTGACAGGAGCTAAAAATGGCTATCACTCAAGCAATGTGCACAAGTTTTAAAGTCGACTTACTCGACGGAGAGCATGACTTTGGCGCAGACACTTTTTACATCGCGTTGTTTACTTCGGCTGCTACATTGGATGCGTCTACCACTGCGTATGCAACAACTAACGAAACTACTGGCGCGGGCTACACGGCAGGCGGAAACGCACTGACGGTATCTACAACTCCAACAAGTTCCGGCACTACTGCGTATATCAGCTACGCAAACACCACTTGGTCTACCGCCAGCATCACTGCTCGCGGCGCGTTAATCTATAACAGTACCAACGCGAATAAAGCGGTTGCCGTTCTAGATTTTGGGGCGGATAAAACTTCCACGGCGGGCGATTTCACAATCAACTTCCCCACTGCCGACGCTGCAAGCGCCATTATTCGTATCGCTTAATAGGAGGGCAAAATGGCCCTAGTAGTCAAAGACCGGGTTCGGGAATCCAGTACCACGACCGGTACTGGGACCATTACGCTTACCGGTGCGTACGTAGGTTTTCAAACGTTCTCTGCCGCTGTTTCGGACGGCTCAACGCTTTTTTACGCTATTCACAACACTTCTCCCGGCGTTGAGACCGAGTGGGAAGTGGGCTTTGGCACGTACAGCGCGGGCACGTTAACGCGAGACACGCTTTATTCATCTAGTACGGGCTCCTCTATCAGCTTTAGCGCTGGTGCCAAAGAAGTCTTCATCACGTACCCAGCCGAGGCAGCGGTCTTTGAGGACAACTCAGGCAACGTAACAATTGAAGGTAAACTCACTGTCGGTGCCGAACCAACCGCCGATCTGGATGTCGCCACTAAAGGCTACGTTGATAACTCCGTCGCTGCAGCGCTGCTCTACCACGACTCTGTTCGTCTGGGAACTGCGGGCAATTTGGCCTCTACCTACGATAATGGCACCTCGGGTGTAGGCGCAACGCTCACCAACAACACAACGCAAGCGGCACTAACGGTTGACGGCGTAGCCGTAGACAACGACGACCGAATTCTCGTTTCCGAGCAGACAGCCGGGGCGCAGAACGGCGTGTATGTTGTTACTGACAAAGGCTCAGCGTCAACCAACTGGATACTGACGCGCTCCGCAGATACGAATTCATACGCTCCTTCTTCTCCCACTGCCTTGAGTCGAGGAGACGCGTTCTTCATTAGACTGGGGGATACGGATGCTGGTCAGGCGTACGTCTGTACGGTCGTTGGCGAGATTACCTTTGGTACGACAGCCATCACGTTCTCTCTGTTCTCCGCTACGCCCCAATATACGGGCACGGGGAACATTAATGTCGCCGGGCAGGTTATTTCGCTTACAGGCACAATCGACGAGACTAACGGCGGTACGGGCATCTCCAGCTTTACGGCGGGTGAAATTCTCTACGCGTCTGGCACTACGACACTGGCTCAACTTGCCGGTAACACTACTACAACGGTTAAATACCTGACCCAGACGGGTACGGGCTCCGCCTCTGCCGCGCCTACGTGGACGGCTCTGGCCGCTTCCGCAACTACTGACACCACAAATGCGTCCAACATTTCTTCAGGCACCTTACCTTCGGCTCGGGTTTCTGGTTCTTACACTGGAATTACTGGCGTTGGTACTCTTACTGCCGGTACTTGGAACGCTAGCGTTATTGGCGCTGCTTACGGCGGTACTGGGCTTTCTAGCTACACAGTTGGCGACATTGTTTACGCGACTGGTACAACGACGATAGGTAAGCTCGCGGATATTGCCGCTGGCAACGTTTTGCTCTCCGGCGGTGTTGGGGTAGAACCTCAGTACGGAAAAGTCGCACTTACTACGCATGTCTCCGGCGTGCTCCCAGTAGCTAACGGTGGTACCGGACAGACTACAGCCTCTGGCGCGATCAACGCGTTGACTCCAAGCCAGACTGGTAATAGTGGTAACTACTTAACAACCAATGGCTCCGTCGTGTCTTGGGCTGCTGTTCCTTCTCCTAATAACGGCACGCTTACAATGGCGGTGTCGGGTACAGGCTTGTCTGGCTCAGCTTCGTTTACTGCAGACCAAGCAGGCGCGTCCTCGTTTACGGTAACGTCCAACGCTACTAGCGCCAACACAGCTTCGGCCATTGTTGCGCGTGACGGGTCTGGTAACTTCTCGGCGGGTACGGTTACCGCTGCGCTGACGGGTAATGCCTCCACTGCGGCCACACTGCAAACGGCCCGGACAATTGGGGGTGTGTCCTTCAACGGTTCGGCCAACATCAACCTGCCCGGCGTCAACAGCGCGGGTAACCAGAACACTAGCGGCAACGCAGCTACAGCCACCAACGTAGCCTACAGCGGCTTAACGGGAACTGTGCCGACATGGAACCAGAACACCACGGGTAACGCGGCCACAGCGACCACGTTGCAAACGGCTCGCACAATTGGGGGTGTGTCCTTCAACGGCTCCGCTAACATCAACCTGCCCGGCGTAAACAGCGCGGGTAACCAGAACACCACGGGTAACGCGGCCACAGCGACCACTTTACAGACCGCTCGCACCATCAACGGCGTGTCGTTTAATGGTTCCGCCAACATTACGATTACGGCTGCGGCGACTAACGTAAACACCCAGCTTGCCTCTTTGGGTGTTGGCACTGCGGCCTCCGGCACTGCTGGCGAGATTCGTGCAACCAATAACGTTACTGCGTACTATTCTGATGACCGCCTAAAGACAAAATTAGGTGATATAGACAACGCGCTAGACAAGATCGACACGTTGGCGGGTTTCTACTACGAGGCAAACCAAACTGCGCAGGACTTAGGCTACACCGTTGTTCGTGAGGTGGGTGTCTCCGCGCAGTCGGTCCAAGCGGTCATGCCTGAAGTAGTTGCTCCAGCACCAATTGACGATAGGTACCTGACCGTACGCTACGAGCGCCTTGTGCCCCTGTTAATTCAAGGCATTAAAGAGCTCCGCGCAGAAATTAAAGCACTGAAAGGCGAGTAATGGCGTTTGCCCAGTACCCATTTGGTTACGCTCCGTTTGCGTCGTCGCAGCTACAGTCTCCTAACGAGCTGGTAGAAGTTACCGGCGTTGAGGCGTCGGCTGAACTGGGTGCTATTACGGTTGTTACAGATCAAATTCTTGCGCAAACAGGGGTTGTTGGTACGGGTGCAGTTGGTACTGTTTCTATATACGCGGCGGCAAACCTGACGCTTACGGGAACTCCGGCATCAGCGTTGCTTGGGTCGGTCTCGCTTGTCACGAATAACATCCTATCCGCTGTTGGAGTTGTCGGTACATCCGCACTAGGTACGGTTAGCGTAGAGGCTAAAGCTCAGGCATACGTAGTGGGCGAAGAAGCCCTTGCGGAGCTTGGGACCATATCGTTAATAACTAACAACATCATCTCTGTTACTGGGATTGGGAGTACTACAGCACTAGGCACCTCAGTTATACGTGGGACGGCGGAAATATACCCGACCAACGTGCTGGGAACAACGGCGCTGGGAACAGTCGCTACTATTAGCAAGGCAAACGTCTACCTAACAGGGGTTTCCGCCGAAGGCTATATTGGTTACACTAACGTCTGGGGATTGGTGAACACGTCGCAGACGCCAAACTGGACCGCCATATCAACATAAGGCAACTAAATGAGCAGTACTTATTCACCCAATTTACGTATTGAGCTAATCGGCACGGGCGACCAGTCCGGTAGCTGGGGCACGACCACGAACACCAACCTCGGCACACTGATTGAAGATGGTATTTCTGGGTATGTTGCGGTATCAGTAGTGGCCGCCAACCAAGCCCTCACAGCAAGCAACGGCACAGCCGACCAAGCACGAAACGCAGTTTTAGCGTTGACAACCACTACCGGGGCAAACTTCGCGGTCTACGCTCCCCCGACTGAGAAGACGTACACCGTCTATAACGCTAGCGCCTATACCGCAACGATTTACAACTCCACAGTACTTGGCAACACCACTGCTGCAGGCGCCGGGGTCGCAATCCCAACAGGTAAAACAGTAACGGTTTGGACTAATGGGAGCGCCTTCGCTTTCCAGAATAACCACCTTTCCTCGTTAACGCTGGCAACAGATTTAGCTATAGCTGATGGCGGTACAGGAGCATCTTCCGCTAGCAACGCACGTACAAACCTCGGGCTTACTATTGGCGCGGATGTTCCCTCTCCTACGGGTACCGGGGCTTCAGGTACATGGGCAATTGCCATCAGTGGCAACGCTGCTACGGCCACAAGTGCGACAAGTGCGACAAGTGCTACAAATGCAACGAATCTAGTCACAGCCGCATTTTCCGTTGTAGAGTCTGGGGGTAAGTTGTACTTTAAATATGGGGCAACAAATATCGCGTCCATCGATTCAAGCGGCAACTTTACCTCACTAGCTAACGTAACCGCCTACGGCACACCATAAGGAACTAACATGGCGTTACCAGCATCAGGGGCCATATCCCTTAGCCAAGTAAGCGTAGAGCTAGGGGCGGGGTCTACATCTACGAGAAGTTTGAACGACTCTACTACACGCACATTGTTTGGTGTTGCCAGTGGTCAGATTTCTCTATCACAGGGTTACGGAAAGGCCAATACACTTGCAGTAGAGTATTTAATAGTCGCCGGTGGAGGCTCAGGGGGTACGGACTCTGGAGCAGGTGGTGGTGCTGGCGGCTATAGAACAGCCTCGGCAGACTTAGCCAAGGCAACTGGGTTTAGTATTGTTATTGGCGCTGGAGGGTCATCCAGAAGAATCAATGGAGCAAACAGTTCATTCAATGGACTGGTTTCTACTGGCGGTGGTTATGGTGGCTACTATGCAAGTAACGCTGCTGCTAACGGCTACGGTGGTAGCGGCGGTTCTGGTGGCGGTTCAACATTCGGACGAGCAGTGGGAAATGGTATTTCTGGACAAGGGTATAACGGGGGTATTGGTAACGATGGAAACTCTGGTGGCGGTGGAGGTGCATCTCAGGCTGGGGTTGCTTATGAAAACGGTGGCAACGGTCTTCAATGGTTAAATGGCGCTTACTATGGTGGTGGCGGTAGCGGATGTAATAACAACACAGGTGGCGCTGGGTTAACACCCGGAGGTCTTGGTGGTGGTGGCCGCGCAGGCAACCGTAGTAATGCCGCGCAGTCAGGCAGTGTAAACACTGGTGGTGGCGGCGGCGGAGGTCGTTTGGGAACTACTAATGGACGAGGCGGTTCTGGGATTGTGGTAATACGGTATTCAGGTGGAACAGCGGCCACTGGTGGTGTTATCACTAGCGCAGGCGGTTACACATATCACAGTTTTACGTCCTCTGGAACATTTACAACTTCGTAAAAGGCACACATGTCACATTTTGCAAAAGTAAAAGACGGTATCGTAGGACAAGTGATTGTTGCGGAGCCTGAGTTCTTTGACACATTCGTAGATACAAGCCCCGGTCAGTGGATTCAGACCAGCTACAACACACATGGCGGTGTTCACACACTAGGTGGTACTCCTCTACGCAAAAACTACGCAGGGGTTGGGTACACTTACGATTCTGCCCTTGACGCATTTATCCCACCTAAACCGTTTGCAAGCTGGGTTCTTAATGAGGGCACCTGCTTGTGGGGCGCACCAGTTGCTTACCCTGATGACGGTGAAAATTACGTCTGGGACGAAGACACAACTGCATGGGTGCTGGCTCCTGCGTAATAAGGAGCAAAGCAATCGTCCGCGGCCCAAATAACTAATTCGGTATAAAATATCGGCTTAAAAATGACAAACGAAGTTCAACTAACAGACGCGCAGATTAGCGGAGACAATATTTAAATGGAAAACATAGACCCGATTCAATATGGCCGTTTGATTGCTCAAGTTGAGAACTTGACAACTAAAGTCGAGTCGATGGACACGGACATTAAAGAGCTACTTGCCTTGGCAAATAAAGGCAGGGGCGGTTTTTGGATGGGCATGACAATCGCATCTATGCTGGGTGGTGGCCTTACTTGGGCTTTGAGCCACTTTAGGTAATGCTGCTAGAGCTTGCTGCTGCCAACGCAGCCTTTGCTGTCATAAAAGAAACCATTGCCAACGGTGGCGACATCATGTCGGCAGGCCAGCACATCTTTAAGTTCTTTGACTCCAAGTCAGAGATTTCCAAGAAGGCCAACGCAAGCGGCTCTGATTCAGAAGCGTTCTTTGCACTAGAGGCTATCAAACGGAACGAACAAGAGCTGCAAGAGATAATGATCTACTGCGGGCGGGCGGGGTTGTGGGACGATTGGTTACAGTTTCAGGCTGATGCAAAGCGAAAACGAGATGCAGCGGTCAAGGCTGAAGCACGAGCTAGATACAAGCGCAAAGAACAGATTTGGGCTTGGGTTAACGGTATTTTGATAGCGGTGTCTGTTTTGTCTGGCGTGATTGTTATTGCCGTATTGGTGTGGGCTATATATACAAGGGGCGGAAATGGATGAACTTATTTCAATGGTTAAAGGCTTCGCGCCCGGTATTGCTACTGTACTTGGTGGTCCTCTGGCTGGCATGGCAGTTAGTGCGCTTTCTAAACAGCTTGGCGTCAAAGACGAAGTAGATGCTGTAATGCAGGCAATTAACAAAGACCCCGAGGCGGAGGCAAAAATAAAACAGCTTGAGCACGACAAGTTCAAAGCGATTCTTGCCGATAAAAACAGCGCTCGTGAGCGCGAGATGGCTATTGCTTCCAGCGCAAACGCGCCGCTCCTTAACAAGATTGTGACCCCAGCTTTGGCGCTAGGCGTTGTGGGTTTATCGTTTCTGCTGTTCGCGGTGCTCATCTTTGTGGAAGTCAAACCCGAGGCCAAAGACATCCTGATCTACATCCTCGGCGTCTTGTCTGCTGCGGTGACGCAAATCCTGAGCTACTATTTCGGTAGCAGCATGGGGAGTAAAGATAAAGGTGACCAGTTGAGGTCCGTTGTAAAATAGTTTGGGAGTACGATATGTCTTTCTGGATACCTGTTGCGTTTATTTGTTTTACTAATGGTGCCTGCGGGTTTGCTAACGGCACTTTAACGGCAACCGCCAGCCAATGTGAACAGAGAAATTACGCGGTCAGACACAAACTAGCCACAGACTTAAGCGTTGACGCTTTTGAGCTTACATGCGTACAGATACCTAAAGAAGAGTTTATATGAAACTAACCGCCAACTTCTCTCTTGCGGAGATGACCAAAAGCGAAACCGCCCTACGCCATGACATCGACAATACCCCCGATGCCGACCAGCTAGAGAACCTGACCATCCTGTGTGAATGCGTGTTACAGCCTGTGCGGGAGCGGTTTGGTATGCCCGTTAAAGTCAATTCAGGCTTTCGCAGTGTTGAGGTAAACACTAAAGTAGGCGGCTCCAAGACTTCGGATCATTGCCGTGGTATGGCTGCAGATATAGAGATTCCCGGTGTGGCCAACGCTGAGCTTGCCCAGTGGATCGTGGATAACCTAATCTTTCGTCAAGTTATTTTGGAGTTCTATACCCCCGGCGTCCCCGATTCAGGCTGGGTGCATGTCAGCTACACCCTCGCGGACAACAAGAAGCAGGTGCTTACAGCTACTAAAAAAGACGGTAAAACTGTATACTTACCCGGACTCGTTGCTTAAGAGACCTATATGCCACTACAAGCGCTTAAATTTCGCCCCGGGGTCAGCCGAGACAATACTACCCTAGCCAATGAGGGCGGCTGGTATGAGTGCGACAAAGTGCGTTTCCGTTCTGGCTTCCCCGAGAAAATTGGCGGTTGGGCTGTTGACACTGGGGCAAACACTTCAGCACTGCCGCCGCCGAGTGGGTCGTTCTGGGGCGTCTGCCGCTCCATGTGGAACTGGGTCTCCCTAAAAGGGCGCAACTACTTATCACTTGGCACAGAACTAAAGCTCTATATACAAGACTCCACGAACGGTGATGTTGTCGATATTACGCCGCTACGCACTACATCTACTATTGCGTCAAACGCGTTTACCACTACGGACACCTCAACTACAGTTGTAGTAAACGACACCGCGCACGGCGCACAGACCGGCGACTTTATTGTAATCTCCGGCGTGAGTGGGGCGGTCAATGGAATTCCTGCTGCGGACCTAAATACCGAGTTTCGCGTCGAGTACATAGACCCAAACACGCTCTCCATTGAAGTGGCTACCCCCGCTACGTCTAGCGGAACCACTGGGGCGTGCGATATTGCCTACCAAATAAATACAGGCTCCGCTATTTTTACAACAGCCGCTGGATGGGGTGCGGGCGGTTGGAGCGGGGTAACTACCGGGTTCGCTAGTACTGGGTGGGGAGAGTCCGCAGCTACTGGGGTGGGAGTTGATTTACGTCTATGGAGCCAAATTAACTATGGAGAGTACCTCCTCGCCAATGATCGGGGCGGCGCTCTTTATCTGTGGGTTCCCGCCGTGTCCGCGAGCGCCGTGTTTCGGGCGCAGGAATTGTCGAGCACCAACACAAATACGCAAGACAGCATAGCCTACTGGACCACGGATTCTAGCTGCCCAAGCGCGTGCAACATTGTTCACGTATCAGACTCGTCACGCTTTGTTATTGCCTTCGGGTGTAACGATTATGGTGAGACGGAAATTAACCCCCTGCTGGTGCGTTGGTCAGACCAAGAAGACTACTCTACGTGGGCTCCAGCCATCACTAACCAAGCGGGTAGTTTTACGCTGTCTTCTGGCTCCGAGATTGTGGCTATTAAGCCTCAGCGTCAAGAAATACTGGTGTTTACAGATGCAGCGCTGTATTCCATGCAGTACCTTGGCCCCCCATACGTGTGGGGTTTCCAGCAGA